TAATGAAAATTCATCTGGCATACCTCTAAAACCAACTTTTCTATCTACTGCATCACCCTTTATTAATGTTCTCATTAATTCCTTCCCTGACATTTTAGGTGTGTCCTGCATTTTACCAATATCAAGTTTTTTCCCAAATATTCAAGGTTCTGCTCAATCTGGTACGATCTTCTTTAATCGTGGTTCTATATCATCTTTTCAATTAGGTATAATTGAATAAAATCAATTTGTTATTTGTCCAGGTAATTCTTTTAAATCATTAATTAATGATTCTAATATTGTTTCTTCTTTGTTATCCTCTGTCAAAAAATTATATAAATTATTAAAACCTCTGACTAATGGACCAATAGGTGTATTGTTCATCAAAAAGTTTTTGATATTATTGAATATATTAGACATTACATTCTGTAAAGAATTCAACATTTTCTTTACATTGGTAGACATTGTACCAAAATCACCTGTTAATAAACCATAAAATGTTAATGCTGCAAATTTAATTGGTTGAAATAATTCTGTTAAATAATCAAATATACCATATAATTTATTCTTAATATCTTCTCATGCTTGTGATGGATCACTGAATGTAGTAGCTGTTAATCAATTCCACATATCAGATAATAAATTTTTAACAAATATAAAAGGTGCAGTTACTTGACCAAACACATCAGACATTGATTGTTTTAATGAATCTATTGTTTGTTTATCAAACAATGTATGATTAATTAATCAATTCTCAAATATTTTTAATTTATCCTTAACTCATGTAAAGGGTATAGTTATCCAATCAAATACATTACTCATTGTACTTTTAATCCCTTCCCATGTTTGTGATGGATCTGTAAATACTGTTGTAGTTAATCAATTCCGTACAGTATTCAAATTAGTTAATACATTTGTAAAGGGTGTAGTTATCCAGTTAAACACATTACTCATTACACTCTTGATATTTTCTCATGTTTGTGTTGGATCTACAAACACAGTAGTTATTAATCAGTTTTGTACATTATTCAAATTAGTTAGTACATTCTTGAAAGGTACAGCTATCCAGTTAAACACATCAGACATTACACTCTTAATATTTTCTCATGCTTGTGTTGGATCTGCAAATACTGTTGTAGTTAATCAATTTCAAAAATTTTGTAATTTTCCTAATACTGATTTAAAAGGTATAGTTATCCAATCAAATACATTACTCATTACACTCTTAATATTTTCTCATGCTTGTGTTGGATCTGTAAATACTGTTGTAGTTAACCAATTCCGTACAGTATTCAAATTAGTTAGTACATTTGTAAAGGGTGCAGTTATCCAGTTAAACATATCAGACATTACACTCTTAATATCTTTTCATGCTTGTGTTGGATCTGCAAATACTGTTGTAGTTAACCAATTTCAAAAATTTTGTAATTTTTCTAATACTGATTTGAAAGGTATAGTTATCCAATCAAACACATCAGACATTACACTCTTAATACTTTCTCATGTTTGTGTTGGATCTGCAAATACAGTAGTTATTAATCAGTTTTGTACATCATTCAAATTAGTTAGTACATTCTTGAAAGGTACAATTATCCAGTTAAACATACTAGACATTGATTGTTTTAATGAATCTATTGTTTGTTTATCAAACAATGTATGATTAATTAATCATTGTTCAGTTTCTTGTAGTTTTTCTTTAACTCACATGAATGGTTTTTTAATTTGATCAAAGGTTCATTCCATTCAATTTGTAATTGTACTAAACAAATCAGAATCAAGAAAATTCATTTTAATTAGAGAATTTCAAAATCCCATTAACATATTTTTCAGATTATTATACTTTTTTAGTATTGATCCAAATGAATCACTAATAGTAATTTCTATTTTATTAACAAGTTTATTGAATGATTCTTTTAAATCAAAATTTTTCAGGAAATTTGTTATTGGTTCAGTTACATTCTTATATAACCAATCACTTATATCATTTATTGCTTCAATTATTGCTTCTCTACCAAAATCTACTCTAAATTCAGAACCAAATGCTCATAACAATCCATTAATAATTCATTCCGGTATTTGTGTTGCTATAGATAAAATACCAGCACTTGCCTCTAATATTTTATCTCTTATTGTTTCTCCTTTTATCATTCCTCTTATAACTTCATAAGCAATCAACAATGGTCAAACTAATCTTCCTAGTGCTTTAGAAATTCCACCAATAATTTTTCCAAATTTTCCTGATTGTTTTATCAAATCATCTACTAATGATCTCACTTTACCTAATCTTTCTATCACAGACGTAAACATATTTCTTATTCTGTCAACAATTCCACTAAATCTACTAATTAATCCTTCTATTCTAGTTATTCCTTTAATATTTTTTATTCTGTTTAACATATTTGTGATTCAGTTTTCTTTTTTGAATCAATTCCGAACTGGATCTAATATACCATTTTTAAATACATTCATAAATGGTTTATACATTTTCACTATGTCTTTCTGAACAGCTGTAACGAATCCACTTACTCCTGCCATTATACCACCTGTGATTTGTCCAGCTATTAGTAATAATTCACTTCAAATACTACTATCATCTTTGATTTCTCTATCTTCTTTCTTTATCTTAGATTCTTCAAGATCAATTAATTTATCCAATTTGTCAGGTGTTGGGTCTTTTCTAATAACACTCATTAATCCCATTAATAAAGTAGGAATCTTGGTCATATAACCAAAGACACCTTGAAGTATAGAAAATGTTCCAGTTATAAGGTTAAAAAGTTCTTGAAAGGGGGAGAATATTTCACCAAAAAATCCACCTACTTTATTAATACCAGAGACTATTAATTCATTTTGCTCTGCCATTTCTCCAATTTTTGAACCAATACCTTCTAATAATGTATTAGTTCCCTTCATAAAACCTTCAGAAATTTCATCAACACTTTTATTCAAATCTGATTCTTTAATTTCACCTTCTTGTATTTGATTAAGAATATTTGTTAATTTGTTATAGTGTTTTTCAGAGACAGTATTTTCTCTGATCTTTTGTATTTCTGTTATTAAGATCTGAAGAGTAATATCATCAGATTTCAAATTTTGAAGTTGCTCAAATATTAATTGACTCTCTTCATTAAATTTTTCTAATGAATTTTTTATTGTTTTTATATATTCTCTTCTTTCAGTGGCCATTCTAGTTCTCCTATAAAAAAGGTCTAAAGGGGAATGATCCCTTTAGACCTTTTAAGATCCATTGAGTCTATGAACTCAAGTGGGTTATTTAATAATTTTATTAAATGGTTCGTTTTCTTTTTTTAAATCATGTAATACCATATCAAGATGAGCTTCTCTTTCAAAATCTGCCAACATTTCACTATCTGATAATGAAATATTGGCATGTTTAGCTAACTGATATTGTTCATTTATAATATTAACTAATGTTTGACCTTCTAATAAAATTCTGGTTAAAAAAAATTACTACTTACCTCCACATCGGTTTTTTCTTCAAAAAACCCACAATTATCACAAATAAGTTTATATTTAATATCTATACCAAAATTATTATTATCATATCACTTTCTTATTTCTTCTAAGTCATCTACTGTTAAAGAATTAACAATATAAAGTTTGTCTTCAACCCCTATTTCTTCTATACCATCTGGAGATTCTACTTTTTTTATACCACTAGCTAAACTATGAAGTGACATTTCTGCTCTTATTTGTGAATCTGTTAATTCCTCAATATTTTCTATCATATTATATGATTCTTTTTGTTCACCTCTAGTAATAAAATCTATATATAATTTGATATTATCACCAGCAGTTACTTCTCCATATTCTGTATTCTGTTTTTTAATAACCTCTAATTTATTAAAATCAAAATAATTCAAATTTTGAGATTTACATTTAGGACATGTAAATTGAAATGTAAATTGTTCACCTTTGCTATGTTTTCTAATTTCAATTAGTAGGAATATTTTATCTTGTACATATATTTTATCTATATCAAAATCTTCAGATATTACACTAGAAGTAATTAGTTGATCAAATACATTTTCTAAAACAATTGGATTTGTTTCCTTTTCATGTACTAATAATTTTTTAATTTGACCAGTAGTTAAAGGTTTGTATTTAACTACTTCACCTGTTCCAGGTAATTCACATGAAAAATCATATACATTTAAATAATTTTTATAACTCATTAAAACACCTCTTTATTTAGATAATTATTTATCCCTCTTCTTCTTCATGTCAATTATATGTAAATGTAACACTAAATTGAGCCACTTCTTTATTATCATATGCTAAATCTAATGAACCCACACTACTAGGTCATGCATCATATAATATAGCTTTATAAGTTGCATTAGCTGTTGCATTACCACCAAAAGTTTGAAATGGATCTAACATTTCAATTTCTACTTTTCCAAAATATTCTTCTGGTTTACCATGTTCATTAGTAGTTGGATCATGAACACCTTTCATTCATTCCATGAATTCTTTTCTTAAATTCATTTTATTGTCAGCATTAAATGTACATTCTCATTCTGAATATGTATGTGTAGAACCTATTTTATATTCCATCCCTTGGTAGGGGACTACTATTGGGTCTATAGTTGATTCTGGTAAATTTGATGATCTAACCAGAAATACTTGGTTTTCTGGTAAATTAACCGGACCAGAATTAGGAAACTTTACATAGAATAGATATGCTCTGGCAAAATTTCCATTTACACCCGCTTTAAAATTTGATAAAAATCCGTCTGATGATGCCATTTTATTTTCTCCTTTAATAATTAGGATAGTGAAAGAATTCTTTCACTATCCTAAAATTATTTATATTTCTGTAAATTCCATACCTGATCTTGTTGCTATGAAGTTAAGTCTAATAAATTCAGCAGCTTTAGTTGGTTGAACATAAATATCACACCATAATTCACTTCTACCTGCTCTTCCAGGAGTATTATTTGTAGTATTACATACAATTAAATAATCAACTACTCCTCTTCTAGCTTTAACATCTGCAAGAAAAGGATCAATCATAGATACTAGTTGATTTCGTGTATCTCTATCATTTGGTTTAAATACAAATCTCATTGCTGAATCTTTGATACTTTCTTCTAATACCATAAATAATCTTCTAACATTTACTCTATTAAATGCTGAAGATTCAGAAAACATTGTTTTTTGTCCTCAAATAACTTTCCCCTTTCCTGCAAAAGAAACTATTGGGTTAATACCTGCAATATATAATGTATCTCTTTTAGCTTGATTAGGATTTCAAGCTAACCTTCTAATATTATTCAGGGTAGCTCTTTCCAAACCTGCTGGTGCAAACCAAGGATCTGTAAGACTGTCATTATTAGCATAAATGCCTGCTACATAACCAGAAGCTGGTACTCATCTGTATTTACTATTGTATCTATCATAAACTTCTAACCAATTTGCATATAAAGCTGCATAACTTGAACTTATATTGAAGTTAGGAGTTGTGTACCCTCTTCTTCATCGTGTAATATCAGTTGTTTCATTACCTTTATTATTGACAACATGTTCACGTAGAACATCAGCAATTAACATACTATCCATTCTTGATTCAGCAATTTCAACTATTCTTTTTTTAACAGTGGTTGATTTATTTGAATCAATAAATAAATTAATATCAACAGATTCTGGATCTTCTGATATTTCATAAGCTTCTAAAACTATATTATCATTAATTTCATCACCATTATGATCTCTTCCACCACCCAAATCATTAAAATCCTCTGTTACTCAATCATTAGGTACTGTTGAATTATGATAATCACTATTTACTGCTATTCTTATAAGTCTAGAACTCCTATTTACTAATTTTTCAACAAATTTAGTTGTTCCTTGATCATCTTTAGCATTTTCATTTAAAGACACGTTTCAAATTTCTGCTAAAACTCATGCATCACTTTGGTCTGGTTTGTTTTGAACTAGTAACAGAAAATCTTCTTCATTTTTAATCGGAGAATCTATTCTATTTACAATATTATAAATTTCTCCATCTTCTCAATCAGTTTTTCCACCTGATAAAATTTCAGTTTGAGTAGTTTTATCTACAATAGCTACTCTAATGTTATTACCATAATAACCTCTATCTTTGGCAATGATTCAAACAGAATCAGTTCCCATTAAAGAGGGTGCTTCTTCAGAAAATTCATCTGGATCAGAAATATCACCATTTGAATATGATTCTGTTTTTAAGGTTAAAGCTCCGTCTCCCGCAAATTCATTTCATGTTTCCGCATCATCAAAGAACCCACCTGCGAATGTAGCAGATGCTGGCATAGTTCTTACACAATATAGATTTTGTCCATGTTTAAGATAACCAATTGCAGAGAACATATCTTGATAGTTATCAGAAATACTTGTTGCGTTTCCATTCTCATCATATATTTTATCTCTTGGTATTCCTGCTCAATCAATTAACTCACTTTCTTGAGTTATCAATTGCCTTTCCATTTCTTTACCTTTTCATGTATTTCTTATTACAATATTTGCTACTGTAGCTGCAAAACCAGAGACATATGAAGACTTGTCAGTTTCAATAATGTCTATTAAAGGACTTGAATATATACTCATTTTTTCCTCCTAATTAAATTCCTTTGTTTCATTTATTTATATTTTCTTAATAAAAAAGTCATAAATAAAGACAACATCACATTCTAAAATTTCACTTCCATTTTTATATGAAAATTGGACATCACCTAATGATGAAGGCCATAATTTTTTAAATTCTCAAGTTACAACAACATTATCTCAATTATCTAGTACTAATAAATTAGCTGTAATTTGATAATCATTTGTTAAACTTCCAAAAACACTAATCCCATCATATGCTGATGTTAATCAATCATATAATAATATATAATTATTAAAATTTTGATCTATTTGAAATTTTGTTTTTCATTCACCATATTCCATTCCACCACCCTCTTGATATACTTGTCCGCCTTGTCATGGTAATTCAAGAGGAGTAATAGAAATTGAAGGTAAAACTGTGTCTACTATATTTATATTATATAATTTTGAATCATCAATATCTTCTGTTTCTGGTAGTATGGGAAATATAAGTTTAAAATTCATTCCCCTTGCTTTACTAAGAGATAATGTCATTAATAAAAAACCTCATATTCTATTAAAATTTTCCCATCTTCTTTAGAAGCTAGTATCAATATTTCTTCATCTTCTGATCCACCACCAGAAGGCATATCTGTTTCTGTATCTATATCATTTCAAGCTTCTTTACTTGTGTAAATTTTATTAACTACTTTCTTAATTAATTTACCTTCACTTTCAAGATATGGTTTTAGCAAATATGTTTGAACAGTAAAATTTAAAGTTCATTCATTGTTTCTGTAATCATTTATATCTATATCTTGATTTATTTGAAGTCCATCAAAATTTATGTTTACATCTCAATCAAGATCTAACTCATCTACTTTAATATTATTAACTACATAAGGTGAAAAATATGGTAATATTTGTTCTACTATTTGATCCATTTCACTGATAAATTCTGTAGAAATTCTTACCTCAAATATTATGTTATAAGGTATTGGAGTTTGATATTCTTCATAATTAGTTCCTACTATATTTATTAAATGTTTTTCATGTTTACCAGTAGTTCTATTAGAATCATACTCCATACTAGTTATTTGTATTCCTATATTTGGATATATTTTCTCATGTGTTCTTTGCTTTAACCAGGAATATCATTTCTGCTTAGGCATAAACTTTACAGGAACTTCTACATATTTAATAATATCTCCATTTTCATCATATTTAGCAATTTTCAAATCTTTGAAAATATCTAAAAATTGTATAATTGTTTTTCGTATCGTTCCAAAATAGAAAAAGTTTCTCATAATTAATATCCATAGATAGATGTATCTATATCTGATACATCATCACTTTCATCTTCTATTACTTCATTATCACCATATCTTTGTTTTATAGTATCTCCAGATGTTGTATATGATTCTGTCTCAGTTGTAACATTAATATCTGGAAAATCATCACTATCAGGATCATTAAATAGAAAATTATCACTAGATTCACTTTCATAACTGTATCTATATGGTTTACATATGAAATCCCATATATACTTCTTGCCTTGAAATATTCTTGTTTCTGATCCTACATACACAACTTCATAAGTTTTATTATTTCATAAAGTTTTGATTAAATCACCAGCTTTTGGTACAATAGAATCTATTTCTTTATCTAAAATATAAGGATCACTTACATCTCTATCAAATATAGTTTTAGTTAATTGTGCATATTCTAAAGTATCATCACTAGAAATTCCAAATTCTAATATTTGTGGTTCTTCACTTGGTTCATATATAAGTTTGGTTCTATATGGATCTGAATACTCTTCTGTAGGATTTTCACCATATATATCATCAGATGTTTCAGAGATTAATCTTATATAGTAATATATAGGAAACCCTGAAACATCATTATATTCTGAAACAACAGAATCAAAAAGATTGTATTCTAAATGATCTGGATAATCATCGAATAAATCTCAATATGGTGAATCTTTTGGATTAAGAGACATTTTTATTCCTTAAATTTTCAACATAAAATGAAATCTCATCTCTGAGATTTAAGTTTGAACCTACTGTAGAATCATATACAACATGAACATAAAAATATAGTTTACCATATGGCAAATCACTACCTGTAAGAACAATAATTAATGGATTATTTATATCTTCTGATATATTCTCTCTTTCATTAACTATATTATTCTCAGAATCGTACAGAGATCATGTTATAGAACTTATGTACCTAGATTCAATAATGTTATTATTGGTATCTTTAAATGTACATTCTAGAGTTGCTGTACTTCCTTCTACTGGTCGTGTTTTTATTGTACTAGACATTTATATACCTATATTATGCACTTGATCCACTAAATTCGTAAGTTACCTTCAACGTATCACCAGTATCAGCTGTTTTATCACCATTATTAAATGCTGAACCACAAAGTAGAGTTCCTGTTGTTCCTGTTGCTACTGATGCTAAAAAAGCACCCCCAATAGTTGAACTATCTGAACTAATTAAAAATTCAGCAACACTAGCACTATTATCTACTGTTTGACCTGTTCTTGAGTCTACATACTCTTTTCTATCACCATCATAGTTAATAAACTCTGAAAGATCTACTATTCCATCAGTAGGTGAAACAGTTGGTGTGCTATTCAGTAATCCAACATATCAAGGATCAATCTGTGTTGTTGCTGAAACGAACAACACATCAAGAATATGATTAATTCCCTCATTAACAACCGTGTTTGGGAAATTATCTTCCCATTTTAAATTTCCATTCTTATCATAACAAGAAATATGAAACTGACCTGATAATCCTAAAGAACTTATTGTATCTTTCATTTTTGATCTCCTTTCTTTAAATTAAAATTTACTTCTGGTTTCTTTAGTTTAGATTCCATGTGTGGATTCTTAAACTTATAATTCATTTCTGGTTTATTTATAGAAAATACTACTCTATTAGTACCTACTTTAAATATAACTTTAATTTTACCATGTGGTAATCTAAGTATCTCAATAGAGGTAATATCTGAAAAGTGTGTGTTTTCAGATACTTTTGAATAAAGTGTTGATATTACCTCTAGTACTGTTGAGAATTGAGTATCATCACTTGCACTAACCACATATTCAATATTTATATTATTTGAATCATTTAATTCTAAATCACTTGAAACGCTTCTTATTAATATTGAAGAAGCTGCACAAAGTTCTAAGAATGTAATATTTTCTGTACTTAACAGATTGAGTATTAATCCTAAAGTAACATTATCTGTTAGTTCTAGTCTTTCCTCATTTTTCAATCTTAATATCAATCTTAATAGAACTAAGTCAGAAAAAATATTTACATCTGAGCATAATTTATAGTAATCTGCTAATCTACTACTAGAATCTGAAAATAAATTTTCATCACTTAGTAACTGATTAATATTTTTTAAAACTGAACTTAAATCTTCTATTGTTATATTATCAGAAGACACCGAATTTAAAATTGATAATGTGATTATTATATCAGATGTAGTTATATTATCTGATCCAGTAACATTAAAAGTTCAAGTGTCAAAAGATGAATCACCAAAATTAAGAAATTCTTTCACATTTTTTATTAAATCAATTACATTAGTTGCTGTATCAATTAAATTAACATTGTCAGTTGTTAATGAAAGTAAATGTTCTATAACAGAAATGATTGTGTTTATACTTATTTCATCTTGAACATATCCATTAAAAATTTTGATAACATTTACTATATCTGATAAAGATAAACTATCATCTACTAATTTGTTAAACTCACCTACTATACTTAATATATCAGACAATGTAACTGTATCAGAAGTATTAGGATTGAATATAGTTATATTTGATGAGATATCTGATATATTAAATGAATCATCCAAAATTGTTATTTTTTCAAATAATTGTGTTATGTTTTCATCAAGTATTAATGTATCCTGTGATGTAAAATTTAAAGTGGTTATTAAAGAAATAAAATCTGAAAATAATATATTAGAGGATAATAATCTCTCTATAACAATATTTCTATCAATAACTTCATCTAAATTTAAGACATCTTTGGTAGTTATTACATGATCTAAAGTTTTTGAAACAATATCTGATAATGTAATCTGATCAATATTATCTGTATTAAATATAGTGGTTTTAGATGTAGTACTATCTACAATTAAATTGTCTGTTGATACGGACAATACATCTTTAATCACACTTAGTATGGTACTAAATGACAAACTATCATCTACTAATTTATTAAATTCACCAATTACATCTAATACTGTATTAAATGATATATTTGATGAAACAAAAGATGTAATGCCAGAAAATAAACTTGCATTATCTAAAAGAGACAGTAAATCACTTGATTCTTTATTAAATATACCAATTATACTTAATATATCAGACAATGTAACTGTATCAGAAGTATTAGGATTGAATATAGTTATATTTGATGAGATATCTGATATATTAAATGAATCACTTGATTCTTTGTTAAACTCACCTACTATACTTAATAGATCAGACAATGTAACTGTATCAGAAGTATTAGGATTAAATATAGTAGTATTTG